TTTAAAAGATATTGGAGATGATGGTGGTTTTTTTGCTGGATTAACTGGTATTGCTAGTCTTCTTGGTGGTATTGCGCTTGGTCTTTCTGCGCCTGGAATATTTAGAATCGGACAACTCACAAAAGCATTTGAAAATTTTAAAGTTAAAGCAACAAAATGGTTTCCTAATGCAACCGAATCTTTTAAACTTAATACTTCTAAAGCTTTCTCTACTCTTGATGATTGGAAAAAAAGTGTTAAAGCATTCTTTACATTTGATATGCCAAAACTTCCCGATATATTTAAAATGCCAGAAGGTTGGGCAACTAAATGGGATACTTTTAAGACTTCTGTTAAGGGATTTTTTGCAATTAATATGCCAAAACTTCCCGATTTTCCAAAAATACCAGAAGGATTTCTCCCCAAATTTGATAATATCAAAACAGGATTTGCAGAATTTTTTGATATTGGTGGAAAACAGTTAGATACTGCAAAAGATAGTATAAAAACTGCGGCCGCATCTATAGAAGTTTTTGATGGCCCGAATAAAATTAAAATTGCAGCAGAAGGAGTTGGGGAAAATGTAAAATTTGTTGCAAGAAATGCAGAGGGCAAATTTGTAAAAATGTCCGATGAATTGAAAGCACTTGTCAAAGTCGCAGAAGGTGGTGAAGATGCAGGATCAGTAGCAGCAAAAGCAAGATCCTTTATGGGAGTAGAACTGCCTGGGTTCATGTCAACGGCAGTAACCAAAATTGATGATGAAGCAAAAGGAGTCAAACTTGCAGTAGGTGCTGCAGACACAGCAGGAATAGGTGCTAAATTTGCAGGAGTTGCAAAAATGTTGACTGTTGGAGTTGCAGGAAGAGCTCTCTCCATTGCAGGAAATCCTATATTTGATCTAATTGCAACTGGTAAAGATGTATTTGATATTGCAAATGCAGTTACAGATGATGATGTTAAAACTGCTGCCAAAAAAGAAGACATTGGTGCTGTTATGGGATCTATTATCGGTGGTGGTATTGGATTCGTTCTTGGTGGCCCCGCAGGAGCTGCATTGGGTATCGGTCTTGGAAATATGGCAGGAGAGTTTATTGGTGGAATGCTAGATGAACCAGAAATTCTTGGTGCAATTGAAAATGTGAGAAAAGGATTAACTGATGAATCTACATCTCTGCAAACACAAATTGCAGATATGCAAGCACAACTTGACGATCCCAAAAATAAAATGTCCGATTCTATGAGGGCATTAATGCAACAGCAAGTTGATGCAGCAACAGCAAGAAAGAAACAAGTTGATGATGAACTAACAGAAATGAATACTGCAATAGCAGAAGATGAAAAGAAACTTGCAGATATTGTTAAAGAATCCCAAGCAATTGTTGCACAAAAAGCAAAATTGGAAGCACAATTAGAAAAAGCAGAAGATGATGGAGATACTGCAAGAATAGCATTTCTAGAACAACAAATTACAATTACTGAAACTGCATTTGATGAAGCACAGAAAAAGTATGATGATGGTGCAGAAGAATTACGAAAGAAAGCACAAAAATCAACTGGAGCATTATCAGAAGCATCAACCAGTTTCTTTGATAGAGTTGCATCTGAAGGTGGATTTTTTGGATCTATATTTTCTGCGTTTGGTGGAGGTTTAGAAGGAGATGCAAAGAAAACATATTTGGATGGACAAATCAAGAAAATTGGTGAAAAAATTAAGGCACAAGAGGCACTGATTAAGGGTGGGGATGACTATGATTGGGCATTAGAGCCAAGAACTGCAATAATTGCAAAATTAAAAAGAGAACAATCTGGTCTTGAAAGTCAATTACAAAGCGCAGCGAGTGGTGGAGTTGTTGTAACTAGACCGACTTATCTTCCTAGTTCTGGAACAATTGTTGGAGAACACCCATCGTGGTCTGGAAGGGGAGCATTTAGTGGTGGAGTTCCAATTGCAGATGGGCCACAAGAAGCAATAATTCCTTTACACGAAGCATCAGAATTTATTGATCCTATGGGAAGATCCATTGCAGGATCAGTATTGAATCAAATGGCAGTATCAAGAATTGGAATGCAAACAGGTGGCCCCGCAGGGATGGGATCTGCACCAGTAATAATGGATAACAGTACTATGGTGCAGCATAATAATACTACAACAACCATCACTAACCCCATAGGACAAATGTTGCCAGGGGAAAGTGATGATTTTGTTCACAAGGTTGCGTAGTCTACGCTTCCGCTAACTTCTTGAAGTAATCAAGGTTTTCATCATTAGATGTTTCTTCTTTAATGGGTGTTCCACCATCAAAAGGAACATCCTTATGATCCACTTGATCAATTGAGGATGGTGCTGACATCGCAGCAGTCTGAGTATTCCCCAAAACAATATCAAGACGAGATTTCAACTCATCATATTTTTTGAAGTTACTCTCGTTTACAAACTCATCAAGAGAATGTTGTGAGTTCCAAGTCTCTTCCAACTTGGCATCATCTTCAAACAGAGGAGCCGGAGTAATAAACTCTGACTTATCATAATTGGAGAATCCGTCAACCTTACGGATCTTCAACTTGAAGTTTGCACCTTCCCAAAGGGAAAATACATCTACTGGTGACTCATCCTCAAACTCAGGATTTGCCATTGAACTCACCTTATCAAAGATCTTCTTTCCATAACGGAAAAGGAAAACCTTACCTTCGTTCTGAGGATTTGCTTTGTCTTCTACAACAAAGATGTTTGAAAAGTAGGTCAACCTACGTTTCTGTTTGCGGGCGATCTCTTTGTTCGCCTCAATTCCAGAATTCCAAAGGGTAGAGTTATACTCTGCCAATGGATCTTTCTGACCGATAGTGGTCAGAGAGTTTTCAATATACCAGCCACCTGGCCCTTGAAAACCATGATTGAAGACACGTTGATACGGCATATCTTCACCATTGGATGGTGGAAGAAAACGGATAACTGCATATCCATTTCCTGACTTGTCAAGTTCCGCTTTCCAGAAGCGGTCATCTTCCCGACTGAAATTGTTTTGAGGATTATTGATTTTGTCAATCTCTGTCTGAAGTTTTTCCAGCGAGGATTGACGAGACTTTTTGAGTGATGCAAATGAACTTGCCATCTTATTCTCCTTTTTCTACGTGTTTCGGATTATCCACTTTATGCATAATATAAATCTACTTGTTTCTTCAATATGTCTACGTATTTCTGCTTATTCACAATCAAGAATGGTGCATAATTAGTACACATACTATATAGTTCGGGCCACACGACCCCTTCCTCTATTTCTTCGTTGAATCTAGAGGCGAACTGAAGAATCGAGTCCATAATGATAAAAGACTCGATTGACATTTCTCCGCCAAATACAGTGCGGAGTATAGTGGGATGTTGACCATCCACACAATCAAAAAGTGAGTTAAAATTATCGTTACTATCAAATAACGAATCAACCTCACTTTCAAAAACATACGGAAGACTTTGGATTTTTGCCTTCCATGAAATATAATTCTCTCTGCCCTCTGGAGCTGTGAGATTCCCAATCCAGAGATCGCTTGACTTAATGAAGTTTGAGATAAAAAATTTAGTAATGTCTTCATCTTTGTATATCTTAGATATTCTTATAAAATGATGTTTATCTTTGCGTTTTTCAAAAGAAGAAACACTTGCACGAACTTTTCCATTGAATTTAAAATAATCATAATCCTTCTTACCGAAATGTTGTTTCAGTGAAAGATATTTTTGATATACTTCAAACGGCTCCACTTTAGGTATCATATTGGAAGTTTTGCTGTCTTGGGCATAAAATGCAACTGTTCTGCTTCTTCTCTTAATCTAGTTTTAGTTTTAGTATTAATCAATCCTGCAACTGTTTCCGATTCAAGATTATTTTCATCTGCATGATAAAGCATTGCATCTAGATAACTCATGTTAGTGGTTTCCACCAACTTTTCAATTTCTTTATTATATTGTTCAGTTGTGTACATATTAAGTAACTCTTTCATTATAACTCCATTATATCAAATTACACAAAATTGTCAAGTTAAATCGTATCATTATTTCCTATGTTTTCCCCTTCCTTCTGCTCAGGATCATCTTTATCCTTGAACCAATAATCGGTTGCCTTAGCAAGGACGGCCACATAGGCACCCACCATGATATTCACCAAATCACGACTTGCTGGAGGTAATTCTCCGTAAAATAATAACCATATTAAAAACAAAAAAGTTAGAACTATAATCATTGACAAAACATATCTTGCCATCCAATTCAGTTTCTTTCTTGTTTCAATT